GCGGACCGGTTTACGGCGGACTCGACCTGTCGGCGACGACCGACTTGACTGCACTGGTGCTGACGAGCCGGATTGATGGGGTTTTGCATGTGCATCCGTTCTTTTGGATGCCCCACGATACGGTGCAGGAAGCAAGCAAAAGGGACCGCGCGCCCTATGACGTATGGGTAAAGCAGGGGTTTCTCCGCACCACGCCAGGCCGTGTCATCGATTACGCCTTCGTCGCGCGGGACATCGCAGAGATCACCGCAGGATTGAGCATTGCGAAGATCGGATTCGACCGCTGGCGGATGGATCGGATGAAGAGCGCTATGGACACAGCGGGGATTGATCTACCGCTGGAGGCATTCGGGCAGGGTTACGTGAGCATGAGTCCGGCGCTCGATGCGCTTGAGGCGGACTTGTTGAAAGAGACCATCCGCCACGGCGGTCATCCGGTGCTGACTATGTGCGCGGCTAATGCAGTCGCGGTTCCCGATCCGGCAGGCAATCGAAAGCTGGACAAGAGCAAAGCGACAGGCCGGATCGACGGAATGGTCGCCTTGGCGATGGCGGAAGGAGTCGAGGCTATGGCGAGCGAAAGCGAAGTCTCGACCGACGACTGGCTTGCGGGGCTGGCCGCGTGAGGTGGTCGCTACGGAAGGCCCTAGGGTTCGAAACAAAGGCGGTCGATTATCCAGCGAACGCGCTTCCTGTTGGGGCGCAGGACGGCGACAATCTTCGTCGCAACGTCATCACCGTTCCGGCCGAGCGGTATGACGCTCACGGTAGCAATCCAATCGGGATTGCCGCGACGTGGGCGTGTGTGAATTTGCTAGCGGGCACCATCGCGAGCCTGCCGTTGATGATTTATCGCAGGGGTGCGGACGGATCGCGGGAAGTCGCGACCGACCATCCGCTCTATTATGTCCTCCACGACAGCCCCAATTTCGACCAAACGGCTGTCGATTTCTGGGAATACATGTGCGCGGCGATCGAGCTGCACGGCAACGCCTACGCAGACCTTGTTCGGCGCGATGGCGGCGGATTGTATTCCATGGTCCCGGTGCGGCCCGATCTGGTCGAGGTTAAGCGCCTAGCCAACGGCGATTTGGAGTATCGCTGGACGGACGAAAACGGCGCTCAGGTGCGCGGACAGCAGGACGTTCTGCACATTCGGGGCTTCAGCGGTGGGCCGCTAGGCGGGGTTTCGACTCTCTCCACCTGCGCGCGGACGTTCCACGCTGCTGGCAGCGCCGAAATGGCCGCATCGAAGATGTTCGACAACGGAGTGATGCCGAGCGGCGTTCTTTCGACTGAGAAAACCCTCACGCCGGAGCAGCGGCAACTCGCCGAGCAACTGCTGACAGAGAAATTCCGTGGCGCAATGAATGCGGGCCGCCCGATGCTGCTCGATAACGCGGTGAAGTGGGAGCAGCTGACGATTTCGCCTGAAGATGCGCAGCTTTTGGAGACGCGCCGCTTCGGCATCGAAGAGATATGTCGAGTGTTTGGGGTTCCCCCGCACATGATCGGACACACCGAGAACAGCACGTCGTGGGGGACAGGCCTGGAACAACAGACGCTTGGATTTCAGAAATTCACTCTGCGCCGCCGTCTGAAGCGTATTGAGCAGGCGCTGGAAAAGCAGCTTCGTACCCCTGCTGACAGGGCTGCGGGCATCTCCATTGAGTTCAACTTGGAAGGCTTGCTTCGCGGTGACAGCGAAGGTCGAGCCAGTTTCTACAACACGATGACGCAGATCGGCGCGATGACGATCAACGAGGTTCGCGCTTTAGAGAACCTGCCGCCAGTAGAAGGCGGCGATACTCCCCGAATGCAGATGCAGAACGTGCCGATCACGGCGGCGGAAGGAATGACCGATGCAGCGTAGCGCCTTCACTTGGGACGTTAAGGGAATAGACGAGTCTGGCTATATCGAAGGGCTCGCTGCTGGTTACGGTAACGTGGACTTTGGCGGTGACCGCATCCTTCCTGGCGCGTTCTCAAAATCGTTGGAGGGGCGGAGCGGCGTGCCGATGTTGCTGTTTCACGATCAGCAGCGCCCGGTCGGCAAGTGGGCTGAGTTTTCGGAGACGGAAGACGGGTTGCTCGCCAAGGGTAAGATCAGCACGAAGACACGTGACGGCGGTGAAGCATACGAGCTTGCCAAAGACGGAGCGCTGGCGGGCTTGTCGATCGGATACGAGCCGACCGTGAAACGAATGGCGGGCAAGGTTCGCGAGTTGGTCGAGTTGATGCTGCACGAAGTTTCGCTCGTCAGCATCGGCATGAATCCGAAAGCCGTGATCTCCGGCGTGAAAGAAATCGAAGATTCTCGCAATCGATTGGCAGCCGGGGAACGGCTGAGCGAACGCGAGTGGGAGAGGTTGCTGAAGGAGAACTTCGGCCTCTCGAATGCGGAAGCGGAGCGCGCGGTGCGCATCCACGATCTGCGAATTGGTCAGGGGGAGCCTGACACACCCGAAACGGACCCGGAAGCCGCCCTGTGGGCCGCCATGGGCGCTGCGACACAAGCGGGCGAATAGGCCCCATTCCAAGGAAAAACGACATGACGACTGAAACAAAGTCGGTGGCCGAACTGGCCGCCGAAGCCAAAGCTGCGTTCGAAAAGAGCGTTGCTGATGTGAAGGCCCTGGCCGATGAAGCTCTGGGTAAGGCCAAGCATAGCGAAGAGTTGGGCCAGTCTGCCAAGGACGAAATCGACGCAGCCTTGACCGGCATGAACGAAGTGAAGGCTCGCATGGACGAGCTGGAGCAGAAGGCGGCGCGTGGCGGTTCGGAGCGTGAAGCCCCGAAGACGGCGGGCGAACTGTTCACCGAGGCGGAGGAATACAAGGCCTTTACCAGCGGCAACATCATGCCTGGCAAGTCTGTTGGCGTCGAAATGAAGGCGATTACCTCGCTGACGACTGATGCTGCTGGATCTGCTGGCGATCTGGTTCGCACTGAGCGCGTCCAAGGCATGATGCAGATGATCCCGGATCGTCGCATGACTGTGCGCGATCTGCTGGCCCCCGGCACGACCAATTCGAACGCGATCGAATACGTGCAGGAAACTGGCTTCACGAATGCGGCCGCAATGGTTGCGGAAGGGACTGCGAAGCCGGAATCGAGCCTGAAGTTCGACCTGAAGAACGCACCGGTCCGCAAGATCGCGCACTGGATGCTGGCTTCGTCGGAAATCCTCGCGGATGCCGCTGGCCTGCGTTCGATGATCGACTATCGCCTGCGCTATGGCCTCGCGTTCGTCGAAGAGAACCAGCTTCTTAATGGCGACGGCACCGGCCAGAACCTGAATGGTCTGATCCCGCAGGCGACTGCGTATTCGGCTCCGTTCACCCCTACGGCGGCGACTGCCATCGACACCATGCGCTTGGCGCAACTTCAGGCCGCTCTCGCCGAATACCCAGCGACCGGCCATGTGATGCACCCGACCGATTGGGCGCGGATCGAACTGACGAAGGACGCGGAAGGCCGTTACATCATCGGCAACCCGCAGGGTACGACCGCGCCTACCCTCTGGGGTCTGCCGGTTGTCGCCACGCAGGCAATCGCGATCGACAAGTTCCTGACCGGTGCTTTCCGTGGCGCTGCGCAGGTGTTCGATCGGATGCAGGCGACCGTCCTGGCTTCGACCGAGGATAGCGACAACTTCCGCAAAAACCTCGTCACTATCCTCGCTGAAGAGCGCTTGGCTCTCGCGGTCTATCGCCCTGAAGCGTTCGTCTACGGCGACTTGGGCTTCGTGGCCTGATGATTGGGGCGGGGCTTTAGAGTTCCGCCCCTTTTCATTTTGGGAGAATGACGATGGCGAAAACTGAATACGAAGTTCTGCGCCGCCACGTTGGCGACAAGGATTACTACCCTGGCGACACTCGAACGGCTGACAGCGTGGACGTTGGCCACCTGATCGGCACGGTGCTGAAGGAAAAGGCCGCGCCGAAGCCTAAGGGCAAGAAGTCCTAACCCATGATCGACCTCACCCTCGCCAAGCAGCATCTGCGCATTGACCACGACGAAGAAGACACGCTGGTCGCGCAGTATCTGGCGGCGGCAATCGCATGGGTCGAGAATCACACTGGCAAGCTGCTGACTCGTCGTGAAGTAACGCAGGACGAAAGCGCCTTTTTCTCTTACCTGCCTTTGTTCTACGGCCCGAACCCGGCGAACCTGACGATCGATTATACGGGTGCTGACGATAGCGGCGGTTCCATCGCAGACGCGCGGATCGTTCGC